TAGATATGATGTAATCGAGAGTATGGTAGATAAACTTGATGAAATGGAAGAAAAACTCAACGAGCAAATCGAAAGAAATGTTGCTCTCAATAGAAGATTAGCAGAGTCAGTTGCTGATGTAATCTTTGCAGATGTCGCTGAGGGTCTAGCACTTTCTCAGAAAGACAAACTCGCTTCTCTTGCCGAAAATGTTGAGTTTGATGGTGAAGCAAACTATCGTGAGAAACTGGTAACTCTGAGGGAGTCATACTTCCCAACAAATACTGGTACTCAAAGAGATGAAACTGAGAATTTGTCTGAGCAAGTTTCCTATAATTACGAGGCTCAATCTGTGTCTCCAATGATGGAAGCATATCTTCAAACACTCGGTAGAGTCGCTAGAAAGTGATTTTTAAATTATAAATCAAACTAAAACTTTTTAAAAAGAGGTAAAATCAAATGCAAATGTTCAATGCAGAGCATCTGCAGGAGAAGTGGGCACCCATTCTCGACTATGATGGTCTAGATCCAATTAGAGATTCACATCGTAGAGCGGTAACTGCTATCCTGTTAGAAAACCAAGAAAGAGAACTCCGTGAAGAGCGTTCTTTCCTTTATGAAGCATCCCCAACCATGAGTGCTGGTACTGGTGGTTATGGTGGTAATACTTATGGAACTGCTAATCCTGCTGGTCCTGTCGCAGGTTTCGATCCAGTACTTATCAGCTTGATTCGTCGCTCAATGCCTAATCTGGTCGCTTATGACCTTTGCGGCGTTCAGCCTATGAATGGTCCTACTGGACTTATCTTCGCTATGCGTTCACGTTATACCAATCAGAGTGGTGTTGAAGCTCTCTTCAACGAAGCAGATACTACATTCTCTGGTATTGGTACAAATAGAACTTATGATACCACAGGCTATACTGGTCAAGCAAGTTCTGGGGCCAGTGTTGGATTTGGTACTACTGCTCAGTCCGGAACCAATCCTGGTCTTCTGAACCCAGAATCAGGTCAAACTGCGACCACATATAATGTTGGTCAAGGTATGAATACCGCGACTGCTGAAGCACTTGGAACTGATGGTAATGCCTTCAACGAAATGGCATTCTCAATCGAGAAAGTCACCGTTGCTGCTAAGTCCCGTGCTCTGAAAGCTGAGTATTCACTTGAGCTTGCTCAAGACCTTAAGGCAATTCATGGTCTGAATGCTGAGGCTGAACTCGCAAATATTCTCTCTACTGAGATTCTTGCTGAGATCAACCGTGAAGTTATTCGTACCATCTATAAGACTGCCGAATCAGGTGCTCAAGTTAATACCGCAACTGCTGGTACTTTTGACCTTGATGTTGACTCCAACGGTCGTTGGTCTGTTGAGAAGTTCAAGGGTCTTATCTTCCAAATCGAGCGTGATGCGAACGCAATCGCACAAAGAACTCGTAGAGGAAAGGGTAATATGATCCTCTGCTCCGCTGACGTTGCTTCCGCACTCACTATGGCAGGAGTTCTGGATTATACCCCAGCTCTTAACGCTAATCTCCAGGTAGACGATACTGGTAACACCTTCGCTGGTGTTCTTCAAGGTAAGTATCGCGTCTATATTGACCCATATTCCGCAAACGTTGCTCCATTCCAGTACTACGTTGTTGGATATAAGGGTGCTTCCCCTTATGACGCTGGTCTCTTCTACTGTCCTTATGTTCCTCTCCAAATGGTTCGTGCCGTTGGTCAGGACACCTTCCAGCCTAAGATTGGCTTCAAGACTCGCTATGGTCTTGTTTCCAACCCATTTGCTGAAGGTTCAGCCGCAGATGGTCAAGGTCTTGGTAGAATCAAGGAAAACAGCAACAGATACTACAGAAGAGTTAAAGTTGCCAATTTAATGTGAAAATTAAATTATACATTATTTAAATCTAGAGGGGAGAAATCCCCTCTTTTTTTATCTAAATAAAATTAAAAAGATGAAAACTTTTAGTCAGTTTATTTTAGAAGCAGAAAAACTTTCCAGTGGACCAATAAGTCGAGATAGTGTAATTCCACTTAAAGAATTAGAAGGTTCTTTAAAGAAACAAGGACAATTACCTAAAGATAGAACAATTAGAGCAATATCAGCGGCACATCCACCAACAGGTGCTCATCACGGAAAATATTAATTATGGCAACCGCTTTTGATAAACAGATAAACAATAGAAATTTTCTTTCTCCAGTTGGATTTAAATTCACTCTGGCAAAAGAACCTAAAATTTCATTTTTCTGCAACACTGCAAAAATTCCAGAGATTTCACTCTCTTTGGTACAGCAACCAACATATCTCAAAGACTTAGACATTCCTGGTGGAAAACTTCAATATGGGGATTTTTCACTAAAATTTTTAGTTGATGAGGATATGGAAAATTATATGGCCATTCACAATTGGATAACTGGTCTAGGTTTTCCAGAAACTACGGGACAGTATAGAGACTTATTAACAATTGAGGATGATGTGACACAACCCTTAGATCCTAAGAGGGCTTTTAGTGATGGTAGTCTTTATATTTTAGATAGCAATTTTAATATAAATGCAACGGTAAAATTTAAAGATTTGTTTCCAATTTATTTAACGTCTCTTCAGTTTGACGCTACGCAAACTGATGTTCAGTACTTTACAGCAGACGTTACTTTCAAGTATACTGTATATAACATTGACACAACAAACTGATGCCAACCAAAATAGAAGCAGATGAAAGATTCTAAAAGGTTTTATACATACGCATATTTGCGTAAAAATAACACTCCATATTATATTGGAAAAGGTGAGAAACATAGAGCATATAATAAAAATCATAATAATGTATATGTTCCACCAAAAGAAAGAGTTTTATTTTTAAAGAAAGGTCTTTTAGAGGAAGAGGCATTTAAACATGAAATATACATGATTTCTATTTTTGGTAGAAAAGATTTAGGAACAGGAATTCTTCATAATAAAACAAATGGTGGAGATGGTTCTTCTGGACGAATAGCAACAGAAAGTCAAAAAAAGAAGCAAAGCGAAAAAATGAAAGGGAGAAAGGGTCCTACCATTAGTGAAGAACATAGAAAAAAATTAAGTTTATCACATATGGGTATTAAAAAAGGTCCTCCAAGTGAAAAAACTAAAAATAAAATAAGTAAGGCACTTAAAAATAAAAATCAAATACCACCTTCCCAAAAAGGAACAAAGTGGTGGAATAATGGACAAATAAACAAAAGAAGTATAGAATATCCTGGTGATGAATGGATTTTGGGAATAGTATCAAATGTCAATTGATTTAGAAAAATTGCAAGAAATGTGGCAGAAAGATTCTGTCATGGATCCAGATAATTTGCACGATGAATCTTTAAAAATTCCTCAACTACATTCCAAATACTATACCATTTACAATACAATTACTCTGCTTCGTGAGAAGGCAAGGGAAACCTACAACAAGGTAAGATTAGAACGCTATAACTACTACACAGGAAAGGCTCCAGCAGAGGTCTATGTGGAAGAGCCTTTCCCATATAAGGTCAGAGAGAAAGACGCCATACAGAGGCATATGGAGGCCGATGATAGGCTCAATAAAATTGATATGAAAATTCGGTATTATGATACGATGCTGAAGTTCTTGGAAGAGATTATTAAAACAGTTTCTAATCGCACGTTTCAAATCAAAAATGCCATAGAATTTATGAAATTTACTGCAGGATATAATTGAGGCTTCGGCCTCTTTTTTATTGTCAATAAATATTTGTATCGCAATGATATAAACTATGAGCCACTTGATTATAGAAAAAAAGAATGAAATAAATTTGCAGATCACTGCGGATCCCCATGTCTATTATGAATTAAGAGATTCATTTCAATTTGAGGTTCCAAATGCTAAATTTTCTCCTGCATATAAGAACAAGTGGTGGGATGGATTTATCTACTTGTTTAATGTAAATACAAGAGAAATTTATGTTGGTCTTTTAGATAAGATTATTCAGTTCTGTAAAGATCATGAATATACTTACGAATTTAAAGACAACAAATACTATGGTCTTCCTTTTGAGGTAAACGAACACATCTCAAAGGAAGGCGTAAAAGATTATATGAATTCTATTTGCTCACATACTCCCCGTGATTATCAGGTTGAGGGAGTATACGACGCCTTAAAACATAATCGCAAGTTATTGATATCTCCAACTGCTTCTGGAAAGTCGTTAATGATATACTCGATTGTGAGATACTACGTTGAGAGAGAGCAAAATATTCTGATAGTCGTCCCAACGACATCCCTTGTAGAGCAAATGTATAAAGACTTTGCAGATTATGGGTGGAATGTGGGTTCATTTTGCCACAAGATTTATGCTGGAAAAGAAAGAGAAACAGACTCACAAGTGATTATCACAACTTGGCAGTCTATCTACAAACTTCCCCGTCAATACTTTTCAAGATTTAATGTGGTTGTTGGAGATGAGGCACACCAGTTTAAATCCAAGTCATTAGTATCTATAATGACAAAACTTTCTGATTGTAAGTATCGTTTCGGTTTTACTGGCACACTGGATGGTTCACAAACTCATAAGTGGGTTCTAGAAGGTCTATTTGGCCCTTCTTACAAGATTATTCGCACTGACGAATTAATGAAGAAAGGTCATGTTGCCACTTTAGATATTAACATTCTTTTACTCAAACATAAACCTCATCGTTTTGAAAACTTTGAGGAAGAAGTTCAGTATATTATCAATCACGAAAGAAGAAACAAGTTCATTCGTAATCTTGCTTTAGATCTGAAAGGAAATACACTCATTCTATTTTCTAGAGTTGAAGGTCATGGACAGCCTTTATACGACCTCATAAATAGTGGCGTAGACAAAGACCGTCATATATTCTTTGTTCATGGTGGTGTTGATACTGAAGATCGAGAACAAGTAAGAGAAATCACAGAAAAAGAAAATAATGCAATTATTGTTGCTTCTTACGGAACCTTTTCAACGGGAATTAATATCAAAAATCTACATAATGTCATCTTTGCTTCTCCAAGTAAATCTAGAGTTCGAAATCTTCAATCAATTGGAAGAGTTCTAAGAAAAGGAAATCAAAAGACTAAAGCAACTCTATATGACATTGCTGATGATATCAGTTATAAATCAAGAAAGAACTATACATTAAATCATTTGATTGAAAGAATTAAAATTTATAATGAAGAAAACTTTAATTATGACATCGTAAACATACCGCTTAAAGACTAATGGGTGAAGAATTCTATTGTATTTTAAAATTAGTATCTGGAGAGGAAATCTTCTCCTCTATCATGGTTGATGAGAATGAAGGGGATCCTATTGTAATTCTTCAAAATCCTGTCACTATGAAAGCATTTCAAAATCAAAATGGAATGTATCTTAAAGTTAAACCTTGGATTGAAATGTCTACTGAGGATCTTTTTATGGTTAAGTTAGATAAAATTATTACAATGACTGAAAGTAAAGATAAACATTTAATCAGTGTCTATGAGGGTTATCTTCAGGACAATGATTCTGTTGAGATATATCATCCTGGAGGTCGTGTAAAGCCTTCTCAAAAGATGGGTTATATCTCCTCAGTTGAAGAGGCTCGTAAAAGTCTTGAGAAGATCTTTAAAGGTCTTAAAGAGTCTTAAAGATACTTATATTATTATCTTCATCGTTAACAAACCTAGTCTACTCGTATTTTGGCATCTTGTCAAGCCCCTTGAAAGTGTGCTATAATAAAGAAAAGTTATCGTAGATGAGACCAATGCCATGCCAAAAAAGAAGCCAGAACATTATGTAAACAACCGCGAATTATTGGATGCCCTTGTCGTTTATCGTGCTAAGGTTGAAAGTGAGTTTTTCAATAGAAATTCTAGAAAACCAACTAAAGAAGATAGATCAAAGCACTGGGAAGGAAAACCACCCATTCCAAATTATCTTGGTGAATGTTTTCTAAAGATTGCAACTCATCTATCATATAAACCGAACTTCGTGAATTATATGTTTCGTGAAGATATGATTTCGGATGGTATTGAAAATTGTGTCCAATATATTCATAATTTTGATCCAGAGAAATCAACCAATCCATTTGCATATTTTACTCAAATTATTCACTATGCATTTTTGAGAAGAATTCAGAAAGAGAAAAAGCAATTAGATATTAAGACTAAGATTATTGAAAGATCTGGATTTGATGAAGTTATGATGGTTGATGAAAATCTACTTTCTGGAAATAATTCTGACTATAATACAATTAAGGACAATATTTCTTATAGAAATAATAACCGATGAAAGTAGCTATAATTACAGATACGCACTGGTCAGCAAGAAAAGCCTCTAAAAATTTACACGAATATTTTCGTCTTTTTTACGATAATATCTTCTTTCCTTCTTTAGAAGAGTATGGAGTAGAGGCAGTTATTCATATGGGCGATGCTTTTGATAATCGCAAAAGTATTGATTTTTGGGGATTAGATTGGACACGAAAAGTTGTATTAGAACCACTTAGAAAATATGATGTTCATATGGTTGTAGGAAACCATGATATATTTTTAAGAAATTCTACTGAAATTAATGCACCAGAACTTCTTCTTAAGGATTATCCAAATATCAAGACTTATAGTTCACCAGAAACAATCACTGTAGGTGGATTAGATATTATGATGATACCTTGGATTTGTAGTGAAAATTATGATGAAACTATAAATCATATTCAAAAGACAAAGGCGAAAGTTGCTATGGGTCATTTGGAACTTCAAGGCTTTTATGTTAATCGCAATCTTATAATGGAAGAACATGGACTGGATGCAAATATTTTTTCAAAGTTCAAGAAGGTATTTTCTGGTCATTACCATACTCGTTCTGATAATGGATCTATCTTCTATCTTGGTAATCCTTATGAAATGTATTGGACCGATGTAAATGATACAAGAGGATTTCATATTTTTGATACTGAAACTCTAGAACATATTCCAATTAATAATCCTTATAAATTATTCTATAACATTTACTATGAGGATACTCCTTATCAATTATTTGATACTACTGAGTATGAAAATAAAATTGTAAAGGTAATTGTTCGTAAAAAAACAAAACCAAAAGATTTTGAAAAGTTTATTGATAAACTTTATAATTCAAAAGTTCAAGAACTTAAGATTATTGAAAATTTTGAAATTCAAGAAAATAAAGATTTTGAAATTGAAGAAGATGAAAATACTATATCAATTTTAAGTCGCTATATTGACGAATCTGAATTTCAATTTGATAAAAGTATTATCAAAGAAATCTTTCAAGATCTTTATAAACAAGCTTGCGAAGTAGAATAATGTTTCTTCTCACTCTGAAAGATAGAAAAGACGACGGTGCATATGCAGTCCAAGACCAATATGGTCAAAAAGTCTTGTTTCTTTTTGAAGATGAAGATGATGCATTTAGATATGCCTTGATGCTAGAAGATCAAGAAGAACAAGAAATGGATGTTGTAGAAGTTGATGATGATCTTGCTATCAAAACTTGCAAGATGCACAACTACAAGTATGCTGTAATTACCCCTGATGATATTGTAATCCCTCCTAAAAATGTTAGTATTTCACAAGATTAAATGGAAGAATTTTCTTTCCACTGGACAACACTTTACGGAAATTGATTTTCAAAAGCACAATACAAATTTAATCATCGGAACAAATGGTGCAGGAAAATCCACGGTTCTAGATGCACTTACTTTTGTTCTTTTTAACAAACCGTTTAGAAAAATTACGAAACCACAACTACTGAATAGTGTAAATGAAAAGGATTGTTTGGTTGAAATTGAGTTCTCTGCTAACAATAGAGATTATCTTGTTCGTCGCGGAATTAAGCCGAATATTTTTGATATTGAAGTCAACGGTGTCCCGCTTCATAAAGAAGCAGATGATCGTGCCAATCAAAAAATTCTTGAGGAGAATATTTTAAAGGTAAATTATAAGTCTTTTACTCAGATTGTAATTTTGGGTAGTAGTGCCTTTGTTCCTTTTATGCAACTTACGACCGCAAATCGTCGTGAAGTAATTGAGGACTTATTGGATATTCGTATTTTTTCTGCGATGAATGCTCTCATTAAGGATAAAATAAAAATTCAAAAAGAGAAAGTTAAGTCTCTTGAAAGTATCAAAGAGAACTTAAAAGAAAAAATCAATATGCAACAGGAGTTTATTGAGGAGCTTGAAAATCGTGGAAATGCAAATATAAAAGCCAATCAAGAAAAGATTACTAATTTAGATAAAGAAGTTGGAATTTATATAACTGAGAATGCAAAGATTGAAGAGCAGATTTTTGCTTATACTAAAGATCAAGATGAGGTTGTCGGTGCAGCAGATAAGTTAGTAAAGCTTAATAATCTTAAGGGTAAAATCTCTCAGAAAGTATTAACAATTACAAAAGAACATAAGTTTTTTAATGAAAATACGGTCTGCCCTACTTGTACTCAAACAATAGAAGAGGAGTTTAGATTAAATAGAATTGTGGATGCTCAAAATAAAGCAAAGGAACTTCAAAAAGGTTTTCAAGAACTTGAAGATACTATAAAATCCGAACAAGAACGAGAGCGTCAATTTACAGTTCTATCTAAGGAGATTACAAAACTTAATTATGAGATTTCTCAAAACAATACTCGCATTTCCCTTAATCAAAGACAAATACGAGATCTTGAATCAGAAGTTCAAACTATTACCGAACGACTTAAAAACAGAAATACTGAGCATGAGAAACTAGAAGAATTTAGAGAAAATCTCCAACAGACATTTGAAGATATTTCAAAGAAAAAAGAGGAAATTGTTTATCATGATTTTGCCTACTCCTTACTCAAGGATGATGGTGTAAAAACGAAGATCATTAAAAAGTATCTTCCGTTCATAAATCAGCAGGTAAATCGCTATCTTCAGATGATGGACTTTTATATTAATTTTGAATTAGATTCTGAATTTAATGAAAGTATTAAGTCTCCTATTCATGAAGACTTTTCTTATAGTTCATTCAGTGAAGGTGAGAAAATGAGAATTGACTTGGCTTTACTCTTTACCTGGAGAGAAGTTGCTAGAGTTAAGAACTCAGTCAATACCAATCTGCTGATTATGGATGAAGTCTTTGATTCATCGCTTGATGGATTTGGAACAGATGAGTTTTTGAAAATCATTCGTTATGTGATTAAGGATGCAAATATTTTTGTCATTTCTCATAAGACAGACTTACATGATAAGTTTGAAAATGTAATTAAATTTGATAAAGTGAAGGGCTTTTCCCGTATTATACCCTGATTATTTCAATATTTGATAAATAAAATAAAGTAATTGCTAAAAAAATGAGAGATCAAGAAGTTATAGGTCTATATGAAGCTTATTCTTCAATTTATGCTCCTACTGAAGTTTTTGAAGATTTTGAAAATTATAATGAAGCTAGTATCGGAGTAGGTAATATTCAGGCTGAAGAATATGATGCCTTTGATTACATTCTCGATCATCTGATTTCAGAAGGTTATGCTGATGATGTAGATGCCGCACTTGTAATGATGTCAAATATGAGTGAGGATTGGAGATATAATATTATTAATGAGGCACTTGCTCAACAAATATCAATGTTTACTAATAAGGGGGGGCTGCAAAGATATGCTAGCAAATTAGGAAAGCCTATGTATCCTATGCCTAAGTTAGAAGCTCCTAAGGGTACTCAAGGACCTTCTAGTAGATTACCATCTCCTCGTCCAACTTCGCCAAGACCTTCTTCAGGCCAATTAGAACTTGATTTAAGACCTAGAAATCCTTCTCGCCCAACTCCACCATCATCACCAAGACCTTCTCCAGGACAATTGCCAACGAATAGATATAGACCGGGCGCTACAATAAGGTCAACTGGTTCACCAGAAACTTATCGCAAACATCCAGAACTTGAAAGAACTAATAATCCTAGAAGTCCTAGGGATGCTATAAAGTCTGCTGTTAAAGCATTAACTGCTGTTGCAGCTCTCAGAAATCTTACTCCTTTTGGAGTAGCTGCTGCTGTATCAGCACCAAGACCTACGGCTGATGCAACCTTACGTGCAGCTCCCAATATTCCAGATAGACCTGGACAAGTTAAAAAGGGGCAAAAATGGTTTGATTATAATACTAGAGTTGGTACTAGCCAAAGACCTGCTCAAAGATTGAAAGTAGGCCAAGGAATAGTTGGTCCTAAATTATCATCTTCACAAGAGTTTGATAAAGCATATAGGGCAGCAAAACAGAAAGGTGGTATGGGAAGTGAGTTTGATTGGAAAGGTAAGAGTTACAGTGTTTATTAAATATAAATAAAATAAAGTAATTGCTAGAAAAATGAGAGATCAAGAAGTCGTAGATTTGTATGAAGCTTATTCTTCCATTTACACACCACAAGAAGAAACACCGAATGATTTTGAATCTTGGGTATATGAACTTGTAAATGAAGGATATGACCTAAGTGAATATACATGGGATGAGATGGCTGAGATTTATACTGAAGAAGTTGAGCAGCTTGATGAGAAAAAAGGAGAAAGACCAAGAGGTCTTCCTCATGGTCCTGTTGGTAAAGGTTTTAGAACACTTACCTTATCTCAAAGGCGGGAAATGATGAAAAGGGCTAAACAGCATACAAGAGCTGCTATGAAAAGTCCTCACGAGTATGGCCCCTCACATGCAAGGTCATCTGCAATTAATAGTGCTTTAGAAAATCCTAGACTTAGAGCTGAAGAATATGATGCCTTTGATTACATTCTCGATCATCTGATTTCAGAAGGTTATGCTGATGATGTCGATGCCGCACTTGTAATGATGTCAAATATGAGTGAAGATTGGAGACAGAGTATTGTTGAGGGATTTCCTAATGTTCCAGTAACTAATAGACCTGGAGATTATGGAACGGGGCAATTGAAATTAATGACAACTCCTAGCGGACAATCTGGATATATTAATCCTCATAGTCGAGGAGAATTTCTTCCTCCTGATGCAGTAAATAAAATTATGAGTGGAAAACTGATGGTTAAAAGACAGCAAAAATCTTCTACAAATAATGTAGCGTAATTTTAAGTTGATGATGTCACTTCTTAAACTGGCACACTGGGGGTCGCAAGGCCCCCATTTTTTTGTATGATAAATAGTTGAACCTAATACGACGGCAATCTGTTAGGGTGGTTAGGGCACTTTCGGGTGCCTTTTCCTTTATAAATACTTATGCCGTTGTATTGGAGTAGGATGAAAAATCCAAGAAGATTTTATACTTACGCTTATTTGCGTAAAGATAGGACACCTTACTATATTGGTAAAGGACAGAGAGATAGGGTATATAGTAAAAATCATATTAATATTTCTGTTCCCCCAAAAGATAGAATTTTATTTTTGAAGAAAAATCTTTTAGAGGAAGAAGCGTTTAATCACGAAAAGTATATGATTGCTGTTTTTGGTAGAAAAGATTTGGGAACGGGTATTCTCCATAATAGAACTGATGGTGGTGACGGAACATCAAATATAAGTGATATTACGAAAGAAAAAATGAGATTGAAGAAACTTGGAAAACCCTTATCCCAAAAGCATAAAGATAAATTGAGTCAAGTTAGAAAGGGAAATATAAGGTGGAATAATGGTATAAAAGAAAAACTTTGTAAAGAATGTCCAGGAGATGGTTGGGTTCGTGGGAGAATTATGACTGGTGAAATGTATGTAAAATATGGTAAATGGAATATTGGAAGAAAAGCATCTCCAGAAACTTTAAAAAAACTTTCTGATAGAAGTATAAAATATAGATACACAATTGAAAATCCTGAAGGACAAATTTTTATTACAAATAATATGAGTAAATTTTGTAAGGAAAATAATCTAACTGCCCGTTTGATGATTTCTGTTGCTCATGGTAAATACAAACATCATAGGGGGTGGAA